CTAATCCACCTTAACCCCATAAGCTCTATTCATCTCTAAGTAGTGTTCAACTGTTCCTTTTCCAAACTTTGTATTATAATGCAACTTCCAATAAGCAGCTCTTTCATCCATTGTTTTTGGGATTGGATCTCCTTTTAACCAGTAGTGCAACCTTGTAAAAATTAGAGATAAGAAAGCATTGTATTTTAGTTCTTCCCATTCTACTAACTCAATATCAACTTTTAGCTCTTTTAGTATCTTTTCTCTTAGTTTTCTACTTCTATATCTAATATCTTCAAAGGGGATTTTGTCAAATTGAGTAATCCCAAGCCCTGCACTTTTAGGAGTTTTATCTTCTATTCTTCCTAAACCTGTTTCAACAACTGCTGTTTCAAGTATCATTTCTACTGCTGTATTATACTTACCGTGTCCGATACAATCGCAAATCTTATTTGCCATTTTAACTGCTAGTTCATCATTTATATATCCATAATTCATTTTGTTTTTTCCTTCATGTTTTCCCGCGGGAAATTTTTATTTAATTGTTTTTTACAAAAAGTGTTAAATCTATCTGTTTGCTTTTCATAAAAGTTTATTACACTTATTAGTTCATCTTTTCTTGCTTGAAATAATTCTTTATCTTTTGCATATACTCTTATTTGTTCTTCTTTTGATATTTCAACTTTTTCAAGTTCATAGCAAGTGAACTTCTCTTTGAAAACAATAGCTGGTTGTTTATTGCTACATCCAGAAAAAATAAAACTAAAAATCAACAACAATAAAATCACTATTTTCATCTTGTTTTATTTCTCCTCTTTGAATGGCTTGATATTTTGTTTCTTCACTTTGTTTGACTACTTCAATTTTTTTTGTTTTATTTATGTTTTGTTCTTTAGAAATATCTATTTGTAGAAGTAAAGCTTTGTTTAACTCATCTATTGCAAGTAAAGCTTTTTCTTCTAAAAACTGGTACTCTTTCTCTTTTGTTTCTAGTTTAGTTTTTGTAGTTTCTAAAGAATTATAAAGATATAAAAGAACAATTGCTAAAACCAATAAAGCGATAATTCCTATCGCTTTATCTTTTAGAAGAGATAAGATCATTTATCTTCTCCTATCTTTTTATCTAAATAATTTTTTAGATATTTAAGTATGTAATCTGTAACTACAACTTGCTCCTTATATCTTTTACCAGTTTTAGTGCAATGAACATTTGCAACGATAGAGAACAACTCTCCAACTGCTAGCATTATAATAATAGGCACAAATATAATATTTGTAATTTCTTGAGATAGCATTGTCATTTTTGCAAAAAAACCTAGTGCAAAAAGTAGCCCTAAAAGGGAAATTTTATACAAAGCTCCTCTTATCATACGATCGCTTGAGATATCTTCTTTTGCTTTATAAGAAGCCATAAGACCTGTAATATAATCTATCGTAAGCAAGAATGCATATGCATAGACAACCTCTTTTTGAAGCCCACTAAAGCTAAGTAAAAACCCGAAAGCTAATACAAAGCCATTTACTAAAATTTTATCTATGAAATCCATTCTTACTCCATTGTCGGTTTTGGAAATCTCTCTTTGATCTCCTTAATAGTATCAATCCAAATAGTCGTACCATTTATCTCATCATCAAATCTCATCTCATCTTGATTTAATTTTGAATAAGCTTCTTTTCTACTATTTAGACATTTCTCTAATTTCTCAGAATATACCTCTTCACTTGAAATGTTTAAAACATAATCAGAGTGTTTACTCTCATCTTCACACTCTAACTCAACAAATGATGGAGCAACAAAAAGTATTTTATCGCTTGGTTGTTGCTTGAAACTTGGTTTTACATATATAATTTTTGACATTTTTATCTCCTAATTAAAATATTCTAGTTAGTCTATTAACTGTAGTTGAAACTGGCATATTGATTTGACCTGAAGCATTATTTCCACAAGCGAATACTTTTCCATCTTCCTGTAAGATACATACAAATGGTGTATTTAATCCACCTGAAAAAATTTGTTTGATTTTTGCTATATGTTCAAATTCAACTTGCTCAGCAGTTGAAATATTTGTAATTTTATTTTTTCCTAAAACACCACTTACATTGTAACCACACACAAAAAGTTTGTTGTCATTTGTAATAATATAAAGTCCTATCAAATATCCATAGCTTAAGCAACTAGTGATATAAATACTTTTTACATCTTCAAAAACTTTAATAAAAATATTACTGTTTGTTGTGTCCCCTTGGTTTAATTGACCATATGCATTATTTCCAGCTCCAAAAAGCTTATTTTTATTTGTTTTTATAAAGAAGTTATAAGATGATGTTGGAGCATATAACTCTTCTATAACTTCATCTACATCTAAAGTAATACTTACTAAAACTGGATTGTTTTTTTGAGTTGTATCATTTGTTCCTAGCTGACCAAAATTATTTGAACCCCAAGCAAAAAGTTGTCCATTTTCGCTTAAAGCTAAACAGCTGATTTGATATTTTGTAGTAATATATCCACTATCTACAACAAACTTTGTAATTTTTGTATTTAATAAAGCTGGTATAATTTGAAATGTATTTCTGTTTGTTGTATCATTAAATCCTAAAGCTCCAAGTGCATTGTATCCACACGATAAAAGCTTTCCATCAATAGTAAGAATATAAGATGCTGCATTCTCAGTTCCTGCACAAAATATATCTGATATTTCTCCTACTTCATCCAAAAAAGGTACTTGAGTCCAAGCTAGTATATCTACAGCATCACCTGTTCCTAATTGTCCTGATACATTTCTACCAGTTGCCCAAACTGTTCCATCATTTTTTAATATAAATGCATAATTTGATTCAAGATGATGTCCACTTGAAGATGCTACAATTTTTTTAACATCAGAGCTACTATGAACTAATTCATACTGTTCAACTGCATTTCCTATACCTAAACCACCATAACTATTTTTTCCCATAACATATAAGTTACTATCTTCATATAGGACATATAGATTTGTATTTGCTACAACTACTTCTTTTATTTTACTTGTTTTATTTGGATTATTAATTGTAATAAATCCATTGTTTGTAGCTGTTGCTCCATTTAAAAAGTAAGTGTTTTGACCTTTTACTCTTATCTCTTCATCTTTAGTAACTGCAACTATAAAGTTGTTTGAAATTGCTTGAGTATCACTTCTAGTGATAAGTTTTATTGCACTATCAAATTGACTATTTATTTGACTATTTATTTGACTATAAATCTCTTGAAGCGTTACACCTCCAAGTTTCAAAGTATTTTGTATAGTTAAATCTTCATTGTTAGCTGTAGTTTTTACAACACCATCTTCTTGAACTAAAAAATCTCCTATATCATGTGATATGTTTGAGTTTTTTGCTCTAATTCTATCTGTTATTAATGTAGCATTTCCCATCTTTTCTTTTCTCCTTTTATTTTAATTTAAATTTTTAGTATCTGATACAAGTATAAACACTTATATTTTTAGGTCGGTTTTCGTTAGCAGTTGGTAAGAATGAAGAAGTATTAAGTTCTACTATAGTAGTGTATATAGCAGTTCCGTTACCTAGACTTGCACCATAAACACCTCCAATATCTGTAAAAGCCCCTGAAGTAGTATTACCGCTTCTCCAAGCCTGAAATTGACCTGTTATGTTTCTACTCGCATCACCTTGATAACTTCCAAGCTCTCTCTTAGAATCTTCATCCATACCACGACCAGCATCTAAAGTTCTAGGGAACAGTCCTCTTCTATCTGGAATATTAAAAGTAGTTGCTCCATCACCTTTTCCATATCTTGTACCAATAGCTTCAAAGAGCTCTTTGTATTTTGTTCTATTTAATGATCTACCATCACAAAATAACCATCTCCCTTTTGGATTTGGCATAGCAAAATCTCTATATTCACCAGCTTGTACATCTTGTACATCTTGTGAAAAGCCTGTATATAGCAAATCTTTTACTTCAAACTCTTCATCATCTGGTACTACAAAATCACCTTCAACTATCAAGATATTGTCATCTAATTTATTACTCAAAGCTTCTTTTGTTGCATTTGAGATAGGTTTGTCAAGGTCGCTTGTATTGTCTATATTCTCTAAACCTAAACTCTCTTTTGTAGCTTGATTTGCCTCTTTTAATGAAGCAAATTTAAAATCTATATCCGCAACAATTTCACCAATATGATTTGAGATATCTTCAATATCTTCAATATTTTTTTCTATAGCTTCAGCATCTATATGTATATCATCAGCTTTTTCAAAAGTTTTAACAACCATATTGTTAAACTTAATCAAAGCACTATTCAGCTCTTTAGTATGCTCTGCTAACCAAACCCAACTATAGGCTGCATTTGTTCTAAACTCTTTTGTACCCTCCTTGGCCGTTCTACTCTCATCAAAGAGTGTTAAGCTAGGTATTTCTTCTATTTCATTTGTCATACGATTCCTTCTATTTCAATTTGATACTGTGAATATTCAAGACCAATAGGCTGGTCAAAATCTTTATAAAATCCAAACGCTGTTAAACAATCATAATCATCTTTTTCTACTCCTATAAATAACATTGGTTCAATACTATTCTCTTCAAGAAAGGCTTGTATTTCAGATACTCTTGAAGTATCAATTAGTATGTTTAAAGTAACTCTTTTATAAATCAAAGAGTTAGATACTTTTACAATTCCATCTTTATTTTTCTCTTTAGCAATAAGATTTCTAATAGATGAAGTTGGTTTTGGATCAATTAGTGTTATTCCAAAATCAACACTTTTTCCATAAACAATGTGAGAACAAGATACAACTCCTCCTTGTAAACTCAGTGTTACTTTTAATCTTGCTTGATAAAAGTTTGGAACATTTCTAAAAAATATAATTCTTTTATAAGTTCCTGGTTGAACTGTCCACTCCAACCAATTTGAAACAAATCTTGTATAAGTTGTTTTTTGCTCTTCATAAACTAACTCATCATCACTGTTAAATATCTCTATTTTTACACTCTCAGCTATAAGTCCAAAAAAGCATATAGTGTCTATATCATTTACAGCAAACTCATAAATCATTTCATCATCAATTGATGTAGAAGTATTCATATATGAGTCTAAAACTTTGTATCTATTTGTTTTTCTTTTATAAAGCCAAGCTAGACTGTTTTGTTCTCTTATAGGAGCTGAATCATTTTCATCTTTGATACTCTCAAATACACAATCTTCCGTTTGAACAACATCTCCAAGTGTATATATTTTTCCTGGTTCATATACTTCTATTCCATATTCAATTTCAGGAACATTTGAACTCAATACAACTACTTCATCTCTAGGCACTACTAACATCTATATAGCCTCTCTTATATCTTCAATTTCTTTTCTCATTTTTTTGATTTCATTAAATCCTTGAATGTTGATATTTATAAGATTTTTTATCTCTTTTACTATGTTGTTGTTATCACCCATCATGAGATTTCCATCTCTTAAACCATCTGAAAAGTTTTTAGGAACTACAACTTCTCCTTTGTGCAATTGTGCAAATTGGTCGTACTCAATATTTGTGCTTCCAACTGCGTAGCTATTTAGTTTTAGAAGTTTGTTTTTTGAAGCTTGAACTCTAATATCATCTAAGATTTTAGAAATATCATAAGACATATATGAACTCAATCTTTCTAATATACTCATAGAAGTTTGGTTGTAGTTTGTATCTGTATTTGTAAAATCTAAATAAGCAGCTACATTTTTAAACAGTTCATCGCTTGTCAAAGTACTATTATTAAAAAGTTCTTTTAATGTATCTGTTTGATTTAAACTTAAATCTATCAAAGGTGCTAAACCATCTACGATAGATACTTTTATCACATCATTTGCAAAATCAAAATCAGAAATATCTGATTGAAATTGATTTATTAAAGAGTTTTTTAAAGCATCATCTTCTTTTGCGATATTTTTACCTAGATTTGCTAGTTCTTGATATAAAGTTTTTGTTCTATTTAAATCAGCATCATCTTTTAAAGATCCATTTTCAAAAAATGATTCAAACTCTGCTCTTTTTTGATTATAAGAGATAAGATTTCCTTGCAAATCATCTGAAGAGTTTGAAAAGCTATTTACAAAGCTTAGAGCTGTATCTTTTAAAGAGTTTAGTGTTCCAGAAATTTTATCTATCTGATTTATAAAGCTATCAAACTGGATAGAGTTTAACTCATCTATTGAACTTGTAGTTTCATCTGTAACTTCAGCGAAACTTTTACTTAAGATTATCAATCTTCCGTAGAGTTCTTGTCCTGAAGCAGTTGTTAAATCTAAACTATCTAATAAATCCTTAAATCCGTCCTTAGAAGTTGGAAGAGTTAGGCTTAGTTTATCAAACTCTTTTTTTAGCTGTTCAGTTTTAAAACTTAACTGCTCATCACTATCTAAAAAGTTCTCAAAATATGCACTAAATCCATCTTCTAAGCTTTCTAAACTTCCAGCTCCCATTATCATATCATTCGATAAACCTTGTATATCGTGCCCTAAAAATTTAATCCTATCTCTTAAAGTGTCAAGGCTTGTGTATAATCCAAACAGTCCATCTGCTGTTTCGCTTGAACTTTGTAAAATTTGCATTAAGTTGTTGTTTAAAGGATATGTAGATTCTTCAAATTTACTAATACTTTGAAATAAAGCTTCAAAGCCTACATTTCCTTGCTTTTCTTCTATATCCTTATAGTTTATCTCTACAAAATCTTTACCTAATCTTTGTAAATAAAATTTAGATTCCTGAACTCCAACTGCAACTCTACTAAGAGTTTCAAACATACCCTCGCCTATTGCTTGAAAATCTTCCATAAGTGGAAATGCAGTTTTTGTGATATCATCTCCAAGTTTGCTAAATACATTTCCTAAAATCTCTTGTATTTGGGCACCTGTTTTATCTTTTAAAGATATTTTTCCTAGATTTACTACAAAATTTCCTAAGTTTTTTGCAGTTTCGCTTGAAGCTACATCTAAAGCCTCTCCACTTTGTAGCACCGTATCGTACAAAGAGTTTACAACTAAAGTAAACTGTCTATTTGTCTCTTTATCAAGATTTTCAAAATATGAATCGTAATAAGTTTTTGTAGAACTTCCAAACCACGATTTCTTTTTTACTTCTCTTTTATTAACTTGATATTGTTTACCGCTCATCTCTTCAAGGGCTTGTTGTAAATTTATAGAATCAAAGTTTAAACCACTATCGTGTAAAGATACTTTTGTAGATTTTTTACCAAATAATCCACCAGCAATTTTTCCAATGCCTTTATTTATAAGACCAAATCCAGTTACATCAAAAACTTTTTTAAGGTCACTTCCTAAAGCATTTCCTATACTTTTATCAAAACTTTCAAAGGCTTTTGAAAATGAGTTATTTCTCCAACCTGTATCTAAATCTTGATAGTTTTTACCCATCGCAAAATCTGAATTCAGAATAATAAGTTTTGCAACTCCACCTATGTTGTTATTAATATTTTGCACAGCTTTATTCATATCACTTAAAACTCTAAATTGCGGTTGTGCAAAATCTTTTAAAGTATTTAAAGAATTGTTTAAACTATCACTTGCATTTTTACTATCTCCTAATAGACTTCCTACCCCTTTGTTCTCTTCTTGTTTAGAAAACTGGTCCCAAGACTCAGAACTCTTATTCATACTAAACATCACACCAATATTTTTTAAAAGTGGTGCTACCATTGCAGCCATAGCAACCATACGAGCTGGTGCAGTATATGGATCTCCAGTTCCTGCACTTAAAACTGCTCTTGTACCTTCTACAAGTGCAAGACTCGCTTGAGCGATTTGCAAAGAAGCAGCTTCTTTACTTCCATCTTTAAATAATCCACTCATAGCTCCAGCAAGGTCACTGTAACCCTTTAACATTGCATTTGTATTGCTTTGTTCTAGTTCGCCTTTATCTTTTTCATACTTAAGCTCTATTTCTTGCAGTTTTGTAGAATTACCTTTGTATTTAATTCTATCTTTTTCAAGTTTTGCTTTTAACTTAGCCTCTTCTTGCAAGTTTACAATAGTTACTTTTCCAAGTTTTGATAAAGTTGTACTCACATCAGCAAGTGCTGCACTTGTACCTGTTAAGTTGTTGTTCCAGTCGCTTGTTGCTTCATTTAGTCTAAGCTGTGCTTCTAGCATAGAGTTATATGAATCTAAGTTTTCATCAATTACTTTTATGCTTTCTGTATCATTTAAATTATTTATCAGTTTTTGTTGATTTTCTAAAGCTTCATTTAAACTAACTCCTGAATCTATCCAACCTTGAGTTTGAGTAGTGATTGCTAAAAGTTGCTTTTGATAATCACTCATTCCTATTTGTGCAATTTCAAGATATGATTTGTTTAGATTGTTTAGTAAATTTACAGACGAAGAGCTCGTTTCATTTACTTGTTCTAACTCTTTTATCCAAGCTTCAATTAAATCTTTCTCATCTTCTTTTGCTTCTCTAAAACTCTTTTGCATTTTGATATATTTTTGATTTATTTCATCTATTTTTGCTCCCTTAGGATTGATAATTTCATCAATAGATTTCTTATATCCTGTTAAATCAATATTTCTTTGAGTATTTGCCAAAGCCTCATCTTGTTTTCTTATATTTTCAAGTTTTTGGAATACTATTTCAAGTTCTGCATTAAGTTCTTTTATTTGCCTCTTTTGATCACTATCCCACATAAACTTATCTTTTTTAACTCTTGCAATTTCACCCAAAAGTTTATATTGTTTCATTATCAAATCATCATAATTATCAAGCTTGGAAGCACTACTTAGTTTTACATTTAACTCATTTACTGTTTTAGCCCATCTCTCAAATAAAGAAGTAACTGTAGGTATTTTTTCTTCTATGTAGGCAAAAGGCAATTTCATAAGATTTCTAGCTAATTCATCTTTTGAATTTCCTAATTTTGATAACCTTGAAGCATAACTATCTAAACTTTCAAAACCTGACAACTTATCTTTAAATAGTTCAACAACATTTGAACTCTCTTTTATAGATTCATTTGTAAGTCCAATGCTTTTCAAAAATCTTCCTAAATCACTATTAGCAGCAACAGTTCCATCTGCAAGTCCATCAATTCCTGAAAGAATTTGAGAAAAATCCATCTTATCCCCAACCGCAATAGATAGTTTTTCTACTATTTGTACCATATCTGTTGTACTAGCACCTGTTTTTTGCATTCCTAAATACATAGTGTCATACAACTTAACATTCTGCTCAAAAGTCAAACTTGTGTTTAATGTAGCTTTTTTTAAAAGCTCCATCGATTTAGAAGCTTGTATATTTGCAAGAGAATATTTTTCACTTACACTTAGTTGTTTTCCTAATTGATTTGTATTAGCCATTGCAACAGCACTTGACATAGTTAGAGAATTAGTCAAAGTTTGAAATGTTTTATTTAATTCCAAACCTTGACTTGCTAATTCTCCAACAGTATTTTTAAGAGTTTGAAAAGTTAAATATACATGCCCAAAAAGATTTAATCTTTTTGCAAAAGTATTAGCAAAAGAATCAGTTTCATTAAAAACTTTACCAAGTTTTTTAACTTCATCTTTCATAACAATAAGTTCTTTACTATCACTATCTATTTTTATTCTTACTCTTACATCATTTGACATTATTTATCTCTTTATATATAATATATCCATGAAAAAATTACCTTTAGAAGATAAAATCAAGGATTATTTTGAAAATCCACTTATGCTCCCTATTACTATGTTAATTACTTTTATAATAGTAGTTGCATTTCCTTTTTTTGTATTTGGCTTTTAAGCTAATACTTTAGATTTTAAATTTTTCAATATTCTAAAAACTTCTATAACTTCATAGTCATATTTTCTACAATATTCATCAACTATTTGATAATCTATTTCCAAGCCAAAACCATTTGATTTAATAGCTAAACTATAAATATCTAAAAGTATAAATTCAAAATCACTCTTTAATTTAAAAGAAAAAATACCATTATCTTTTCCTTGTATTTTAAGATACCTAAAAAGGTTATCTACTTTTTTTCAACTGCTACTTTCAAAGCTTCTGTTATATATACAGTTGCTATTGCATATGATATTCCAGCATCTTCAATAGCTTTTACAAGTGCTACTTTCCCAGTGCCAACAACACATAAATCAAACTGTTTTTTATAATATTCTTCAACAACTTCATCTATTTTCTCATAATCTTTTTCAATAGTTTTTAACTCTTTTTCTAAAATATTTATTTTTTTTACTAGCTCTTTTTGTTCAAAAAATATTTTTGCTTTGTCTAAAAGATTTGTATCTTTTATTATCTCTGCATTTAGAGCTTTTAATTCTTTAAGCTCTTTTAACTCTGCTCTCTTTTCATCTATCAACTCATATTTAAGAGTGTTTTTATTTTTAAATTCATCAAGTTCTTGTTGGATATGTTTATTTAAAGATTTATATGTAAATTTATATAGAACTCCATCTATTTCAAGTTCTAAATCATGCTTTGTTTTTAAAGGATTTAATTTACTCATCTTACTCTCCTACTTCCATCCAATATTCTTTTGCATATCCTTCAGCACCTTTCATAACAGCAGCTTCAAAACTAAGTTGTGCAAACTCTTCACTTATGTAATCAAAATCTCCACTAGGAGCCATAGAAACATTGTATAAAACTAGAACTGGTTTACTAGCTCCATCTTCATCTCCTACAAATCTAAGCTTTCCATTTAAAATAGGATTTTCAGCCATTTTTATAACTTTTATGTCTGTTTTTATAGTAGCGATTGTCCCATCTGGCAAAGTGTCACCAATATCAAAACTCTCTACTTCTAAAGCTCCCATCCTTGACATAGCAAGATTTTCTAAACTAAACACTTGTGTTGTAAATTTGAAAGTTCCTTCAATATTTGTAACAATTTGTTCTACCATTTGCTTAACAACTCTATCTTTAGAAAAAGCTTCTTTTTTCTCTATATTCCAAGTTAATTGTCCACTCTGAACTTCACATATTTCAAACTCATTTCCTAAAGTTCCATCTCTTTTTGTAGGTGTAAAAAATAGTTTTCCACCACCTATATATCTATCTCCAATAGTTTTCATTTTTGCTCTCCTGTTTTAGTTTCTTTTATCTCTTCTACTGCTTTTTTCTCAATTAGTTTTTTTGCAACAACATCTTCTAAATCTAAAATTAAACCTTTGTTTACAGTTTTGTTTTTATGGTTTAAAGGTTTTAAAACTCTTACTTTCATATTTACTCCAATTTTCCCGCGGGAAATTTATTTAATTGTTGCAGTTACAAACACTGCACTATTTTCCATATCAAACTTTTCATCTACTTCAGAACCACTAAAAACAATTTTTGGCTCGTTTAAAGATAGCTTTTTTACCGCCTCTACCATCAAAAGAGAGTTTTCTTTTGTGTGTTTAAAAATGATTGCAAAAGAAGCATTGTGTTCTAATCTATTCAAAGGCTCTCTTTTTATAACTTCGATTATTTCACCTTTAATAGAAGTTGGAATAACTGCTTTTATTTTTTCTTCTACTTCAAATTCTTTCACTTACTCTCCTTTAAACTTATAGTTATTTGACCTCTTTCTTCAAGAGAGTAGTTAAAAATAGTATATTTTTTACCCTCTATTTTTAGAAAATTGCCCTCTTCTATATCTTCAAAATCATCTGCTTTTGCAGTAATTCTTTCAAGATTTGAGTCAAAAATATCCATATCGTTTTTTGCAAACAAGACAGATACTTTTTTGTCTTTATAGATACATTCTTTAGCAAATTCATCAGAGTTGTAAAAAACTTTTAAATCTGCTTTTAAAATATCTTTAAGGCTCATATATTTATTTTAATCTCCACAGTTCCAGCAACAGCACCTTTTGAACTAATAGCTCTTCCAGCATAGACCATATCTGTATTTGTAGTAGTTAATTCTTTCTTTTCATCATCCCAATAAAGAGTATCTCCAATAGCAATAACATCACTTGTTTTTGCTTTTATTGTCCAAACCTTTTCAAGCTCGATTGATATTCCCTCTCCTACTAATCCACTATTTACAGCAATTCCAATCATACTTACACCAAGAGGAATCACATCTCCAACTGTTACCTCTCTTATACAAGAGTAAGATATTACTCTTCCATCATATTTTTCAACTGCTTGTTTTTGTACACCCATTTTTTAAGCTCCTAAATTTTTATATAGACCTCTAAAGTCTTCTACTACAACACCAAAATCAAATAAACAATCGTATTCGATACCTCCACCACTTCTAAATCTCTCTTGAACTATTGGTTGTCCACCAGTTCCTGCTAGAGTTCCAGTTTTTATTGTTTTTCTAGCAGCTGCCAAATACCAAGGATTTGAATCTAATTCACTTTCAATAATTAAATCCAAAGAGTTTTTATGGATATTTGCTACTCCACTATTTGCACTAGTTGGATTTGCTTCACTTGTTAGTAACTGTTTAGCTATTGTTTCATTTTCAGGGCTTACTATTAAATATTTTGGACTTATATTTAAAGCTGTTTTACCATCCATTTGTCTTCTCATTCTTGTTCTTGCAGCACTTAAACTATCACTATCTAAAGCAAGTCCATCTTCTAAATTTGTGTGATCTTTGTGAAATAAAGGTTTATTATCATTCATTTTATAACTTGCGAATTCACCTTTTGATTGTAATAAATCATATACGATACCATTTGCCGTTCTTTTTGCCATTTGACCAAATTGTCCTACAATATTTGAGAAAGCACCTAAATCATCATTGATTAACATTTGTCTTGTAAATGTAAATTTATTTCCAAAACTTTCCAATCTCCAAGACAGACCATTTTCATCTAACTCAAGATTTTCCAGCTCACCCTTTTCTTTTAATTTTGCTAATCTTCCATTTGGGTTTTTGATACTTACATCTGTTTGAAGTTTGAAATTTGGTAAATCAACATTTGAAGTCCAAAGGTGGTAAGTCCCTTCTTGCTCTTCAAAATTTGCAACCAATACTCTATTTGCTACATTTCCAAGTAGTAAACTAAACTGATCATTGCTCATAGCTCTTTGTGCAATATCTAGTCTATCCATAGAGTCTATTCCTAAAGCATATCTTGCCATATCAGATAAAGTAGCACCTCTAAAGCTATTATCTTTTAGATCTACATTTACTCCACATCTTGAAATTATTGAATCTTCAATATTTCTCATCATATTTTGCTGGTCTGGAATACCACCTACTACAACTGTTTTAGAAACTCTTACATTTTCATCGATAATTGCTTGTCTAACTTCATCTAAAGAAGTTCCAGTTTTTACAAACTCTGCTGCTCTTTCTAAACTTAGTTGCCCAGCTGTTGCTAAATCCATAATAGATGCTGTTCTTTTTTGTTCATTTTTTAAGTCTAAAACTCTTTGTGCCTCTTTTTCAATCTTTTCTAACTCATCTTTTCTTCTTTGTTGTTCTGCTGTTAAACCATCAACCAAAGTTCTTAACTGCTCCAACTCTTTTTTCAACTCTTCATTCATAGAATCATCTCCTTTGTTTAAATTTAATTCACGACCAACAGTCGCACCTCTATCAAAACCAACACCAACTGCACTAAGTTCAAATATTTCAAACCGAGTTACAGTTACAAGTGTAGGCTCACCTTTTCTCTCCTCTATTTTCGTAGCTAGAATCCTGTAACCAATTGAACAATCTGTTAAAATCCCATCTACATATTTTCTAAAGATTTTTTCACTCTCTTCATCTGTTCCAAAAACAACATCAGCTTTTAGTTTCCCATCTTCTAGCCTTATGTTTTCTACTTTAGCTATTGCACTATCTACATTTCTATTGTGATCTTTAAAAAATGTTTTAAGCCTTTCAAATCTAGCTCCAGCTACATCTAGCTTTTCGATGAATATTTCATCTTTCCACCAGTCATATCTCTCTCCCTCATTTTGTTCAGAAACAATAATAAAAGAGATAGTTCTACTCTCTATATCTATTGCACTTGAATCAACTACAAAATTTCTCTGAGTAGATAATCCATCTAATTTTCTTTTTAAATCTTCTTTTTTCACTTCACCACCTTTCATAAATTTAATTTCCCGCGGGAAAACTACTCTTCAACTACAACTGGTTCAAGACCAGCTTTTTTTCTTTTTTCAAGCATCATTTTTTCTTCATTTATTTGCTCCTCCAATATCTCTTCATAATCTCTTCCTTTTCCAGCAGCAGCTCTTGTTTTTGAGTTAAGACCTAGTTTTATTTCATATTCGATTGCTTTTATATCTTTTAGTGGGTCCACCCACTCTCTTGTAGGCTTAATCCAAATTGGTTTTATATATTTCTCTTTATTTGTCCAATAGTCATTTGGTAGTTTTAATACACCACTTAAAACAACACTATCTATAAACATTTCAAACATTGGATTTAGTGCATCTTCTATAAGTAGTATTTGTTCATCATCAAATCTTTTGTTATCTTGAATCAAAGAAGCTCTTGCACTTGAAAAATTAACTTGAGAATAATCCCTAATAGCTAGTTCATAAGATATATCTCTACCAGCAGCTATTATTCGAATAGTGTTTTTTATAAATTCGCTGTAACTATTTCCAAGTTGGTTTGACTGAATACTTTGAACTTCTTCCCCAGGACGAAGATATTTAATCATCCCTGCTGTTACTTCTTTTATAGGGTCACTATCTCCTTGCTTTTGCCCTGTTTGTTTATCTCCAAAAAGATTTCCACCTACACTTGTAGTTTTTATAAATGTTGCAAAAGAAGCCAAAATCCTATTTTTTATGATTTCACTATCGTTGTAAGCTTGAAAATCTTTGATATTGTTTATAGTTTGTGCATAATCACTTATTCCTCTATATTGTGAAGCTCTCTCTGAGTCATAAAAATGTATTATGCTTTTTGCTTCAAATCTTTGTGAAGCAAAGCTATTTATCTCTGTTTTTAAATGGTAAGCAACTGGTTTTCCATGGCTATCTATTTCTATTCCACTAAAAACTGTATTATCTTTGTTTTTCTTTTTTGATATATCAAGTTGATCTACTTCTACAATCTGAAATTTAAGAGGAAATTTTTTATCTTTAGTCCAAACACAGTTTATAAGTGATTCTCCATCTACAAGCTTTGCTTTCATAAGCAATTTTTGAAACTTTCTAAAAGAAGCTCTACCTGTCACATCAAAGTTTTGCTTTTTTATAAACTCATTCCACAAAGTTTCTATTTGATTATTTAGTTCTCTTGCATTTTTAATATCTGTTTCATCTATTTTAGATTGAAGTGATATTCCACCACCTACAACATTCTTTATAATTGAGTTATCTATACTTTTGCATATAGGATTGTTTGCACTAAGCCATCTAGCTCTTGCTCTTAACATATCTCTATCTGCTGAAGCTTGTAGTTCAAAGTGATTGTTTTGGATATTAAAATCTCTATTTAGTCTAGTTTGTTTTGCACCTTCATAAAATGCTCTTTCATAAACTTTTCTAACAGCTCCAAATGTCAATACATTTGAAGCCCATAGTAGAGATTGTGTTATTCTATTCATTACACAAAACTCACTAAAGCTATATCACCTATTGGTGCTGTATTTTGACCTTCAATATGATTTCTACCATATCGCTCTATTTTTTCTAAGAGTCTATTTCTCTCAGCATAAAGTGTAGATAGCTGTCCTCTTGTGAGTTGATCCCCTGATCCAGTTTGATAAGATTGTGATTCTTGTGTCTTTTCGATTTGAATAAGTATTGAATCGTAGTGTTGCCCGATAGTTTTTGACATCTCATTACCTTTTTATTTTTTTGGTAATGGCATTGTATGTTTTTTTGAAAATCTTTTTTAGGGTAGGATTTCTTACCCTACCATTTTTTTTTAAATTATGGTATATGGGTTGTAGTTTTTAAGTAGTAGTTAAAAGGTTGTAAAACATTGGTTTTATAATAGTTTATTACAACCTTTTTTAGTTTAAGAAAAATCAACTTTGTTCATTTCTTTTTCTATTTCCATATCAAAATCCACAATATTTTTAGCAATTTTTTGTAAATCTGATATTTTATTTAGAGTTTTTTCATATCTATATTTCATTTTATATAGCTCTTTTTCAGCTTCAACTCTTCTTTTTTTCTCATTTTCTATACCATTTATAGCCCATCTTTGAAGTTCAGTACCATCTGTTCTTAAGATTTCAAGGTATTCACCATAAAAAACATTGTGTTCTTGTAGCCATTTGATAAAAGTTTCTCTATTGAACTCATTTACATTTCTATTTAAAATCTCTTTATTTCTTTTAAATAGTAAATCTAGCTTTTCATCAAAACTTTTATGAGTGATTAAAAACTGTTTTGATTTTAGTTCATCAACATCATCTTCAAGATTTTCAAATCTTCTTTTAGATTTTTTCTTCCATTTATCTAGCTCTTTTCTCAAATCATTATTTGCTTTTGTAAGTCCACCAACTCTTCCACTTAATTCGTGAATATTTGGGTTTTTTAATTTTTCTTTCATCATAAAGAAAGCTTTTACAAGATTTTTCTTAAAAATTTTTACAACTTCACTATTTCTAAGATAAGTCATAAGTAAAGTTGCTTGTTGTTCATTTAACCAATATGTTTTTTGTTCTTGCATTCCTCCAGCTGTTTGAACTCTTGTTTCTACAACTTCAACTTCTCCAAATTCTTGAAAATCTAATAAATTTTCTCTAATTAATTGATTTATAGCTCTTTGTTCATTATTAGTATTCTCAGCAATTACTCTATGAGAAACTTTTGGTTCACTACCTACTATTTGAATTAAATTTTTCATTATTGAAACTCCCATCTATTAAATCTATCTGCTATTTTTTTCATAGCTTCAAAGCTATCAACTTTTAAAACTCTACTTCTACCACTTTTATTTATTACTTTGATATTCATTTTGTTCCTTTTTGTTGTGTTTTCATAATATATTAATGCAATAATATTATAAATATATAACTTTGTCAAGACTTTATGTTATGAAATCACAATAATATTATATAAATGTGTTATAATACTACTATTCAAGGTATACATTTAAAATGTATACCTTTCAGAAACACAGTCTCTTTTTAAAAAAGAGCCTGTTAAATGGTATGGATTTTAAATCCATACCTTAAATAAGCACAGTGGTCATTTTAAATTACTACTGTAAAGAATAAAGGTTTTATAGTGGATAGAGAAGAGTTTAATACACTTTTAGAAAAAGCAAATTTAACTAAAAAAGAATTTTGCCAAATTATTGATTTAAATTATAATACAGTTAACACTTGGGGTAGTTCAAGTATTAATATTCCTAAATGGGTTAAATCTTGGCTTGAGAATTATATAAAAGCTAAAGATATGGACAAAGTTGTTGAAGCTGTTAAGCCTCATATTAAGTGATTTTTAGCACTTCACTTTTAAGTGAAATGCTTGTTTTATAGCTTCAGTTATTATCTTCTTCTATTTTTTCAGAGAAAATCTTTCCACAATCATTACATTGATACCTTTGGATTGAATGATTTTTTAATCTTCTAGTGCCTTTTTTCAAAGTATTTTTAGTATGACATTCTGGACACTCTTTTTTAAACTCACTAATATTTTTATTTTTTTCTAAAACTTTTTGCTTTTTTAGTTGTTCTACTAAATCTACTTTATAAACAATATCATTTTTTGAAACATTATCTAAATTTTCAGCCATATATTCTAAAGCTTCTTTTTCTTTTGAATGTACTGTATTTTGAGTATTTACAATATCAAGTGCAACTTTGAATATATCAATTGGAAGTTTTTGTCTATTTATAGATTTTATATCTATTTTAAAAGCATTAAAAGTTGGTACATCAAGCATAGACATCATATCATCTATATTTTCATCTGTAAGGCTACTATCATTTGTAAGCTTTCTTATAGCATCTCTTATTACTATTTTTTCTGCTTTTAGATAACTCCCATCAGCTTTTGCTATATAAAACAATACTCTAAATATCTCTTTGTATTTTTCAAATAAACAATCCATTTTATAATAAATTGAAGATTCATATTTTTTTATAAAATATGATTTTATATCTTTTATAATCTCTCCTGTTTTACCATCTGCTAAACTCTTTATTCTATCAACTCTAAAAGTTCTATACTCATTTCTCAAATAACAATAACCATAAATATATGAACTATCAGCAAAATCTGTTTTTTCATAACTTGTAACATCAACAGTTCTATTACTAATTTCACCATTTTCTTTTTTATAGTGTAATACAACTGCAACTTCTTCAAGAGGGTATTGTCTAAAACTTTCTCTTTCTTTTATATATCTTTCTTGCCTTGATTCATATTTATAATTATCAATAGCTTCTTCAAGTTTAGCAATAGTATCTCTTACTGCTTCATAACTTTCTCCACTTGTTTTCCACTCATAAGCATAAAGCTCATCTAATTGTTTTTCAGCTTTTTGTAAATCAGTTTGAGATTTTATATTTAAGTTTACAACCAACTCAACTTTATTATTTGATAAAATCACTGGAGTATCTTCTGTAATTTTATTTAACTGCTTTATCATAATTACAACTAAAACTATAATAATTAAGATAATAAGAACTGTTTCCATTTTATTTCCTTTGTATAAGTAATTATATTATTATAGTAAATATTGTATTATTTATAATTATAAATACAAGGAGTCTTATTATGAAAAAGTTTTTTATTTTTCTATTTTTTGTTTCAGTTTTAAATGCTAAAGTGGCTACAGAAGAGGAAGCTATTAAATATGGGAAGGCACAAAGTATTGTTGTTAATCTGCACAATATAAGTTATGAAGAAAAATTGGATTTATGTAAAAGTATATTTAATAATTCTGGTACATTGGTTTTCGACAATAGAAAAGAAATATTACCTATAGCAATTAAATCTTGTCAAGATAATATTAAGAAATAAAGGAAAACCAAGTGATTGATTACAAAAGCAAATTATCTTTTATTATTTACTTTTTTTTTAGTATTATTATTGGTACTTTTATAGGTATATTTTTAGTTTATTATTTTGTAGGTATTGATACTGAAACTGCAAATAATCTAAAAATATTATCTTATTTTTTTATTGCATGTGCTACTATTATTGCATCTATTCAACTTGCAATAAATGCAAAACAAACAAAGTATTCTAATAATTGGAATAAAAAACAAATGGCAATGATTAGATTACATGAAAGTGAAAAAACAATAAAAGAAGCTTTAAAAAGCTTACATAAACATTTAGATGTTGTAGGAAGAGACCCAGAAGATCCATATCAACTATATGAAATTCATAATAAAATGGGTGTATTTTTAGAAAATGGTAAATTTATATATCATGGAGAACAAACGAAAGAAGATAAATCTATTATCCCTAAAAGAATTTTACAAAAAGCGGATCATATATGTAATTTTGATAATTCACTTAAAGGTAGAGACATTCGAGATAGTATAATTGCATTATTAAATGAATACGAATATATAGCATTAAATGTAAATCTAGATATTTTTGATAGAAATGCTGTTATTTTACTATATTCAGAAAGAATTTTAAGGACTTATAAAAAGTTTACTAAATATATAGAACATCTTAGAAAAGACCATAAATTTGGAAATGATGCTTACATAGAATTCGAGAATCTCGCTAAAAGTATAATAAAATCTTAAGGTAATATGTATTACCATACCCAATCAAAAATAAGGAGTCTAGTATGTTAAAATTAAACTTTATATTTATGGGCTGGCCTGACGCTTAATACTAAACAAAACACTTTAAAGCCTCACAGAAATGTGGGGCTTTTTTTATACTCAATTTTCCCGCGGGAAATCTACTCCTCTTCTATATCAGGATAATCACTCTTTAACTTTTCAATAGTTTCTTTATATAGATTTGGAGTAGTCATTAGCTTTTCTATAGCTGTTCCAAGTGCTATCTCTTCATCTTTCATAACTTGACTTATCACCTCTAGTGTTTTATAACTCAAAGATGGTTTATTTTTTAGATTATCTCTTTTCTTCCACCAGTTTTTATCTATTAAATGATTTACAGCCATTAGTAGTTATCCCTCCAATCACTAAAAGAGTTATGCTCCACTATCTCTTTTTCTACTTTTCTTACTGTGTTTAGCTCTTCTTCTACTCTTACATTAAATCCTAGCTCTATATCATCCCAGTCCATACCATTTGGATAATATTGGTTTTCTAGTATTCTAAGTGTTGCCATAGCATATACTCTTAAATCTAGTGCTTCATTTCTTGCTCTAAACTTTTTCCATCTTCCAGTTGTTTTATCTTTTGCTTCACCTGTAAGCTGTTTAAAATGTTCTTCATCATACTCAGGCTTTTTTGGATAGTGCATATATCCAGGACCAATTTCTTTTGTAGTAAGTTGTCCATATACTACATCTTTTGCACTATTTACTCCTATCATATAAAGTCGTAAGCTTCCATCTTTGTTTTTTGATATTCCAGATTTTAAAATTGGAGTTTCTACAGAGTTATCACCTTTCATACAAAATACATTTTGCTCTACTCTTGTTTTGCAATAACTATATACATAATCTGTTCTATGTCCACCGCTATCTATTCCCATTCCAAGTATTTTCATATCTATTCCACTCTCATGCTTATATGTGCTTTGTAAAATATTGTCCAGTTTTTGCCACACTTTTGGAAATTTTGGATCACCATCTAAAATATATTTTGCAATACTCCAACTCTCTCCATATTTACCCCAGCCTACAACTTCACACTCTAATCTATCATCTTGTGTATCTACACCAGCTGTTAATATATATGCTCCACTTGGAACATCTGCTGCATAATCTTCATGTCTATTTAAAAACTCTTTTACATCAAGTTTTTCTATCTCCTCTTCCCAAACATTTGCATCTTTTGTATTTACCCAACCAGCCATTTTTGTTGAAATTTTTTTTTGTTTTTGCTCTTTTCTAGCATCTAAAAAACTTTGAAATATTTCATTCCACTTAGCAAATGGTGAATAATAGCTGGGTACTCTATAACCTTTGTGTTCTCGTTCAGGAAAATTATGTACATATCTAGCCCCATTTTCTTTTTTCATCATCTCATATTTTTGGTGTTCTTCTATTATGCAACCATTATTAGAACATACAAAAACCACATCATCTTTAAGTCTATACTCTTCATCATAAGAAAATTTAAACCCATCTTTCTCAAATACTACATCTTCACTACAATGTGGACATTTCATAGTATATAAGCCTTGTGATGAGCTTTCATATTTTGGCAATATTTTTGAGTTATGTTTTTTACCTGGACTTGAGTTGTTATAAATCTTTTTATTGTTTGGAAATGCTTCAGCTCTATTTTTTGCTAAATCAAGTGGATCTCCACCCTCTATTTCATCAGCCCATCTGTCCACATCATCATTTATCACTACTCTTCTACTCATAGATGCAAATGTTGCAGCAGAATTGGACCAACCAAGAGCAATACTTCCACCTCTGAATAAAAGTGAAGTTATGCTTGAACCATCTTTAGATTTTCTAGCTCTAAATAAGTTTTTCAATTTTGGTGTTACTTTTATAGAAGCCCAAAGTTTTGAAGATGAGTGAGTTCGTACAGCACTTTCTGTTGGTAGTATTTGAAGCATAGGGCAAGGATATAAATCTGCATAACAAAATAGCATATTGTTACCAAGTTCTGTAAAACCAAGCTGTGTGCCTTTTATAACTGTTATTTCACTTGTAGGGCTTTGTGGAGATAATTCATAAGCTATCTCTTCAAGATATGGCATTCTTTCCGTTCTGTATTGTCCTGGTTCACTTGAGCTCTCACTTGGTAAAACTCTATAAGCATCAGCCCATTCTGAAACAGTCATAATTGGGTCAGGTTCAAATCCCTCTTTTAAATATTTTAACAATTCACTATTTATGTTTATATTTGCACTCATCTTGATAAATTTCCTAATATATATCTAATCTCATCATCAATAATCAATTCAATCTCTTTTATATCTTTCTTTCCAACTATTCTCATAGCCATTTTGTTTGGTAGATTTAAAAGCATATCTCTTACTGTTCTAGCTACTTCAAAGAAACTTTGTTCTACCTCAACTTTAGGAATATACTCTCCAAGTTTTATTTGATAATCAAGTTCTGCAATTTGTCCCATGTAATATTCTCTAAAAGCTTTTGCTTCTGCATAATTAAATATTTTAGAATCTTCAAAATTTAAATCAATATTTTTATCTCTTGCTTCTTCTCTTTTAGCTTCTAATTCATTAAAAGCATCTATTCTCTCTTTTTCAATTTGCTCTTTTTCATCTTGTGTTAAATCTGCTAATGTTTTATAACTTGTAGTTAGATTTTTATCAAGTAAATTTGTTTCTTTGTCTTTAATGTTTTCAACTGTATTTGTTTTATTGTTTTTCGCATTTTTTAATTTATTATTTTCATCAAGTAAATTAAAACTCCTTAATCTTTTTAAAGAATCTTCTAAATCTAATTTATTATCTTCTCCTAATTTTAAATACTCTTTTTTTATAAACTTATAAATATTTGGTCTAGAACAACCAAGAAACTTTGCAAATTCTGTTTGTGTCATTCTCATCTATTATCCTATGTAACCGTAACCTAATATTAAAAAAAGGTAACCAACTTTAAAACTATAAAACCACTTAATAATCGGGAAGTTCACGACCCTCGATAAGCTAAACCTAAGGAGAGAACCTATTGTTTTATATCTCAGCATTATTATTTACCTTGAGTTGTTTTTGATTTCTTTTGTAATAATTTTTCCAAAATTCGCTACTAAAATTATCTCTAATATTGTTTTCTAAAACTTTTTCAACTCCTACATCTTTATAAAATTTAGCCCCATTTGGAAGTCTTAATTCAAATATTGCTTTTGGTGCAAGTTTTAAAAACTTTTTACTTTTTACATATTTACTTTTTGTCATTCTTGTATTTTGTCTTCTTGCAAAAAAACCAACATGTCCACTAGGCATTCTTGCAACAAAAACTTTTTCTTTCATTATATTTTTACCTCTTAACACAGATAAAAAAGCTTGTGGACTTTTTCTTCTACTAGATAAAGCTTTTGAAGGAGTAGGATTTACTCTAAATAAAAACTCATTTACAGGATTTCCACCAATTTCCAATTCAATATATGGATAATTTTTTCTTGCACCACGGAAATAAATTTTTCCTTGTCTTTTATTGATTTTGCCATCTTTTATTGATTTAAAAGAATATTGTCCTACTGTTCCTTTGCCCTTATCCTTTTCAACATCAATATTATATTTTTTCTTAACCTCTTTTGTTGATTGCTTAAATGCTCTAGCTGCTAAACTATTTGCTGTATATCTAAAAGATTCATCAAACAGTTTAGGGTCAAGCATTTTTTCAACTTCCTTTAATCCTTCAATATTTATTTCTATTTTCATACTAAGCTCCTATATACCCAAATCTTTTATTCTCAATGTGTTCAGCAATATTTGAACTTTCTAGTTTTAAAGGTAAATTACTATCAGATATAAATCTATTTTCATAATCATAAAACCAACCATTATGTCTAATATTGTTTTTATCTAATACCCACGATCTTCTAGGAATATAAGAATCTATTAATCCATTTAAAAAACCATCAAAATCTTTTAGGTATGTTAAATCAATTGAATTTTTATATTTATTTATTGCTTCAATTATTATTTTAATATCTGTATTTTTCCATCTTTTAAAATAAATAGATTGACTTCTAGCTTTATTTGAAGATTTTTTATCATAGGTATTCCAAAGTATCTCAAAGTTTGCACTATATTTCTTATCTTTTTTAGGAAGAGATTGATTTGTAGATTCGTTAGAATCTGCATTTATATTATTATATAAAGAAGCATTTAATCCTTTGTTCATTTCAGTTTGTTCAGTTTGTTCAGATATGTTATTTAAATATTCGTTATTGTCGTTATTTGAAGTTTCTTTTTTGTTCATTTCATTTCGTTCATTTCGTTCATTTTGTTTTTTTGCATAGTTATAGTGTCCATCACTTCTAAGCTGTCTAGTTGCATAATATTTATCTATTTCAATTTTAAAGTCATCTATCCAACCATGAGCAGTACCAAGAGCAATTCCCCAACTCTTAGCATAAAATCTAACACTATTATGTTCACCCAAATCCATATCATCATAATATTCCATAAAAGCTCTAGCTTTAGCTCTATTATTCTTTTTAAACTTTAATTCTCTATAATAGTCGCTAGGAATATAAATTCCATATTGTCTAGGTTTCATTTAGTTATACCTATTTTAGAACTAAATGAAACACAATGCCTTAATTCATGTAGTTTTTGTTTTTTAGTTTTAATACTCATTTCTTTTTTCCTTACATCAAAATCGATGGAACATCAACTGGATAATCATTGTTATTCTCTACATATACTATCTCCATAGTTGGAAAATTTCCAAAGCTATTTGTAGAGCCTTTAAAATCACAATTGATTACTCCTGTTCTTCCATTTCTATTTTTTAAAACAAGTATATTTGCTTTATTTACATCAGCTTCCATTTCGTTTCTTTCTGCTTTTTCATAGTAGCTATCTCTATGTGGAAAGATACATATATCTGCATCTTCTTCTAAACTACCAGACTCTTTTAAATCACTTAGCATAGGTCTATTTTTAGATAATCCTTTTCTATCTGTTACAGCCCTATTTAGTTGTGACAAGACAATTATAGTTATACCTAACTCTTTAGCCAACTCTTTTAGCATCTTACTTCCAATACTTAGTTCTTCATGTCTTTTAAACTTCCAATTTGTTTTTACATATCCTATATGGTCAATTACCCAAAGATCGGTTGGTAAACATTTTTTATCTCTTGTTCTTTTTATTTTTAGGAATTTTGATTTAAGTTGATTAAAGCTTAAAACCTTGTCATCTATATGTAGATTTGTATTATTACTAAAGTAGTTTAGAGTTTTATGGAATTGTTCAAAGTTTTTTACAAGTCCATTTAAAAGGTCACTTATATTTTCTTGATTTTCTTGAGCTATCATTCTCATCATAAAATCTTCGGCACTCATTTCTAAACTATCTACAACTACCCCTTTTCCATTTTTGATATTATGTAAAACAATTTGAGATATTAAAGCTGTTTTACCCATAGATGGTCTTGCTCCAATGATCACATAATTACCTTTATCAAATCCATTAAACTTACTATCAAATTGAGTTATACCTGTTTTTATAAACCTATTCTTTCCATCTTCACTAGAAGCATTTTTATGCTTTTGCTTAAATGATTCTACGATTTGAGATATAGTTCTACTTTTATAATTTTTTGAAGTATCTGTTATTTTATATAGTTCATCTTCTACTATCATAGTAGCTTCAGCAGAACTCATATCATCTTCTATTGCTACTTTCTTTATTGTTGTAGCTAAAGATACAAGATCTCTTTTTATAGATTTATCTTTTATTTCTTTGCAGTATGCAGCTATATTTGTGATTGGATTTGCACTTAAAATATCTATAAGTACATTATCACTTACTTCATTTACTCCAACTCTTTTTCTTATAAAATCTTCATCTATTGGCATATCTTCACTATGAAGTTTTAGCATTGCTTCATATACTTTTTGATGTACTGGAAAGTAAAAATCTTTTGGGAGTAGTTGTTCTTTTGCTGTATAAATATTTTCATAATCAAAAAATATTGAGCTTAAAACTGCTTTTTCTATATTTAGATTATTGTTCATTATTTGACTCCTCTATAAAATATTCTTTTGTTCTTGTTCCTGGTATTTCTCTTGCTAAAATATCATTGCCTTTGTCTCTTAGTTTTTTTATAACAGCAGCTAAACAAAAGCAATTAAAATCATATGCAGCAATGGCAGGAGTTATAACTCCACCATTTTTTAAATAAATTAAAATTTGCTCTTGATTTGTTTTTATTGTCATTTTTTCAGCTCCTCTCTTTTTTTATTTAAATACTCTTTTGTATCTTTTATGATTGTTTTCATATCTTTTATGCTAAAAGTTCCAGCTATATCTAGCTTTTTTACTATTATGTTTTTCTCGTTTTTTATGTAGGGTAAGATATGCAATACTTCGTTCATTTTAATCTTCACTATCAAATGGTTTTATTCTTTTAATTGTTTCAAGCTGTTCATTTAGCTTTGTTATTGCTTCAAAACCCTCTTTGAGCATAGATTCTTTTTCATCATTAGATATTTTTTTATCAAAATTTGCTTTTTTTGTAACTGCAAAAAATTCATTTGCTTCTATTTGTGCTTCATCTGTAATTTGATCTAGCTTTTCAGCTGCTAAAAACTCATCACTTTCTGTACTAATCATTACAAAACCAAACATTTCATTTAGATATCTAAGAGCTTCATACTCTCCTGTTATTTCTATTATGTGTATAAACTCTGAGATAGTGATATCTGTATCTTCTCTACTTCTTTTTAATTTATTTAAAAGAGAGCCTTCACTTGCAAGTCCAATACTTATTGCAAAATCTGTTTTACTCATATTGTATTTTTTACAATAATTTACAATCGCTCTATTTGTAGATACAAGTAGCCCGTGCTCTTTTTTTCTTTTATTTCCAATTTGTAAATATTCAGCCATTTTTTTACCTTTCTTAGAGTTTCACTCTAAAGTGCCCTTTATTTGTTATAATCTTTTTGCCACAAAAAAGGACACATTACAATGAAATATTTTTATAAAACAAAATTTGGTACATTTTGGATAGTACCAGCACCTCAAGGTGGATATAATTTAATTATTGATGATGAAACAGTAAATTGGGGAAATAGTGCTGAAGCACTTGCTAATGATGTTTTCACTGGAAATTCTGGCTTTGATGATTGGGATTTTTATTATGTTGATCAGATGGGTGACATTGAATGCCCGACTGACTTATCTGAGTGGATAGTACAAAAATAGTATTTTTTAACTGTTTTGTTCTTTCTGTAAGTTTTATATGTCTTATGAGTTCTTTTCTACGAGACTTCACACGATATCCTGCTTTCTCTAGTTTAAGTAAGTTATCGTGTCCTATTATTTCTGCAATATCATATTGTTCTGTGCCATAGGGATATTTAAAAGAGTTTGGAACTATTGTCTCTTCTTTATGGTTTTGTTTTTTCTCTTTCATAGTTATACCTCGTACTTTTGATTTATTTTTTGGACTTCACTAACATCTGAGTATCTGTTATATTGTCATCTATATAAGATTTGATATCTTCCCAAGCTTCGTATGGAATGCTATAAAGTTTGTTCATTTTTGTAGCATTCCCTATTGATGGTTTTGTTTTTCCACTAAACCATTGACTAACAGCACTATGGGTAATATTTAAATCTTTTGATATTTGAGTTACTTTAATTTCTTTCATTTTGAAATAGTAAGTTATTCTTACTTAATTTAAGTTTAATAATGAAAGATTTACTTACATATTATATGTTAGTATTACTTACAATTATAAAGGTTATTTAATGGATAATTTTGGTGATAGATTAAAAAAAGCAAGACAAGATAAAAAATTATCGCAAGAAGCATTAGCAAATTTGATTGGTGTTAGTAGAAATGCAATTACTAATTATGAAAAAAACAGCAATACACCTACCTATGATAATATGAACAAATTATCTTCAATTCTTGGTGTAAACTTGGGAAGTCAAGAAACAAATGTAAAATCTGTTCCAATAATTTCATCTGCATCTTGTGGTAATTCTGAAATAAACTGTTTACAAGATGAAAAGCTTAAAACATTTATAAGTGAAGATGAATGGAATAAAAACTTATATGCAGTAATAGCTTGTGGAGATAGTATGGCTACTGAAATATATGATGGAGATATAGCTATAGTAGATCCTATGGTACCAGTCCAAAATGGAGATATGGTTTACTATAAGATAGATGAAGAACATGCTATAAAAGTATATTTTGAAGATGATGATAACTATCTTATAAACCTTATACCATTTAACACAAATGAAAATTTCAAAATAAGAACTATAAGAAAAGATGATAAAGAAACAAAAGAAAAATTAACATATCATAAAGTAGTGCATGTGGTGAGTTCTAAAAAGAATAACAGAGCTGCAAGACTTAGAATGATAGGGAGATAACAAATGTTAATTAATATTATATTAATATATATGTTTTTACTTACATTATTACTTGATTTTATTAATTATGCTTATATAAAATTTGATATTAAATTTAAAAATGCTATTTTAGATTTAGAAACAAATAGAACTTATTCATTAGATTACATAAAAAGTATTTTCTTATTTACACATCCAAATATAAGAATATTAAATGATCATAATTTGAATAATATTGAGAAATTAATTATTCAAATCCAAGGTAACTTATTAGCAAGTAATAGCACATATTTTACAGCTAATACAATTATGAATAAAATATTTAGACTATTCAGAAAAAATAAAATATATGAAAATGATAAGTATAAATTATTGGAAATAATATCTTCTATATTAGTCGAAATAGATAAAGAAAAACAATTTTTTGGCTTAAATACAAGAGAAAAAAAGATATTTCAAGACTTAACTTCTAGTACTAGTTTAGACAAAAGTGATTTAGCAAAATTAGAAGAATTAAAAATTATTATAACTGATAGATATCAAGAATTATTAGATGAATATGAGAAAAGTAATAAACAATCAAAAATATCAAAAATATTTGCAATTATTGGTCTTGTATCTACATTGATATCAACTATTTTTTTATTTAAATAAAATTAGTAAAAAATTTATCTTTTTAATCTATTTTACCTTTTAAAATGTCTAAAAATAATTGATTTCTACTCATAGCATCTTCAATCATTGTTTCCAATGAATATATATGTGTAGTTGAATTTAACTTATCATTGTAAATATAATACATCTCTCCTTTAGGTGTATAAGATTTATGAACTCCAACTGCTACATCTAAAGCAGCTTTCTCATCTTTACCCAAATTTGTAATAAGATATGACCATATTCTTACATCTATTTTTTTAGATTCAAAATATTGTTTAATCTTAAAAGTATATTTATTTGTTTCTGTTAATCCACCTGCATTTTTTTCACCTGTAGCATCATTACCTTTTAATTCAATTATTACTATATCTTGTATATCATCTTTTGTTTTTGTAAAAATACAAATATCTGGTCTTGTTAAATCATCTTTTACACCCAATATTTCATTAATCGTTTTATCACTATATGCATATGTATAAATCATAAATCTTTCATCAAAAAGCCATAAGTTATTATCTTTATATGACTTATAATTTTTATTTATAGTATGTTTTTTCATAATTTTATTATGAATTATTGTTTCATTTGATTTTTTCAAAGGATCTTCAATATCTTTTTTTATATCCAGAATTATTTTCTCTCTATCAAATATATATTCCGCTAATTCTGCTTGATTACTTGCATATAGTCTTTCTTCATAATCTGACTTATTTCTATTTTTTATATTTCTTATATAATCTTTATCTTTATTAAATAATTCTTTGGCTTCTTTAATAATCTCTGCACTTGTTGATAGATTTTGACTTTTTTGAATATATGTTGCCAAATAAGGAGCTGAATTCAAACTCTCTTTTTTATTTTTATTATTTATATTTTCAATATCTATACCTAACTCTTTAGAAATGCTATTAATTTTAGAGAATAATTTCCTATTGATAATATCCCAATCAAATGATAATAAATTTTTATCATTATCCTTTATATTAAAACCTGTTCTTTCATCGTTAACTGTCTTATCAAAGAATGGAGAAGTAACAAAAAACAACAATCCCTTATCTTTAGATGTTCTAAAATTTATATTTAAATCATCTTGTTTTACACTTCTTTTATCTGCACAATAAAAACCTTTTATAGAAGATCCTTTTTGTTTATAAGAGATTTTAAAAGACTCTTCAATATTTCCAATCTTTATAATAAAATCTTCATCTACAAAATTTGAACCATGTTCTTTAGAATTAATAGTATCTTTTAATTCATCATCTAAATATAATTTTATTACAACTTCATTGTTCTCATCTATCATAAATTTAAAGATTGATAAAAAATGATTTATTATCTCTTTTGCTTCAATATTCAAATCTGATGATACTTCCTTATCTATAATACCTATATATTTTAATTTTGTTTTTTTTACTAATTCCTGATTTTCAATTATTTTAGGTTTTATTTCTTCTGTGTCTAAATCAAAATAAAACTTTATATTTTTACCATTATTATAACTTTCATAAGCTATTTTTTCACAAATAGTTAAATAAGTAAATCTTCCTATTCCTTTACATCCTAAATGTTGTTTATAATCGCTCATATAGTGATTAAAAGATATTATACTTTTATCTGTAAAACCTTTCCCATTATCAATAATAGTAATATTTTTAACTTTTTTAGAATCATTCAACAAACTAATATCTATAGTTTCAAAAAATATTTCAATTTCAGTTGCATCAGCTTGAATACTATTTGTAATAGCTTCATTTAAAACACTCATCAATTTTAAATTAGTTGGTAATTTTTTTACTATCTGTCTAGTTGTAACTTGCATTTTTATAATCCTACATAAGAATATCTGATGATTTTCTGACATTATATCTTTTCCTTTCTTTTTAATCTAGTATCAAAACTATATCATAAAGTTTAAAAATATGTAAGTAAAGCTTACCTATTTAATATTCCTTTAAGTAAGTATATCTTACTATTTCAAACAAGCATATCAAAATTGCTTAGGCGAGAGCCTTGATTTGAGTAAATCTAAATGAGCCACTAAACTAGATAGAAAATAGTGAAGCATCTAAGGGTTGAGAGTAATCCAAAAACTCGAATTGGTTTTGTACTGCATACCAAGAAAAGAAAAGTGCAGGAGCTATTTATATTTGAGTTACCAAATTTGGTGATTCATATATGAATATATTCATAAAATAAAAGGATAAAAAATGTTAAAAAATAAAGAATATATAAGTCTTATCACATATCTTATTATGGGACTAAGTATTTATCTAGGCTACTACTATGAAAATGAAAATATAAATAATATAGGTGTTTTTATCACTTGGATTTATTCTATTTTATTTATTTTTACAATATTTAGCAAAGAAAATGAAAAGCAAAATAACAAATATTTCAAAATACTTTTAAGAATATTATTGAGTATTTGTATTTTAGCTTTGGCATACAAAGGTGAATATATTCATGCAGCAATATGGTTTATTTTCTTTATGTCAATATTGAAAATAAAACTATAAAACCATATAAGTACGATAAATAATAAGAGAAAGCCCCAATAAGTATAAAATAATACTTGCAAGGCTACATTCTCTTATCTCTTTTTCACCATTTGTTCTTTGGATATTTGATATATATCCAAGAGATTCACCAGTAAATGGATCAATTTGATGTAAATCCCCTATTTCTTCATTTGGAATAGTTTTTCTACAAGATATTTCCCCAATAGAAATAAACAAAGCACCTAGACTAAAAAACATAATAGTTTTTGTAAATTCTAAGTCATTTGGAGTGTAAAGACCTATTAAAGCACCTACACAAAGAATAAAAACAGAAAAAGATATTGCTGCAATCATATTGTACCACTTTGTAAAATTAAGATTTGTAAATGGATTATCCATAATAGAGCCTTTGTTTTAATATTTTTTGTTTCGTAGCTGAAAGTATATCATAAAGGTTCTCTTATGCATAAAGCATAGTTTTATCACTGTTAAGAGTAAAAATCTCTATAAAAATGCTTTGATTATCTTTAGCCGTAAAGATAGCTAGGTTTGAGTCGCCGTAAAAACATTCAAATATTTTTATATCTATTGTTAAGCACATATTTTAGTGTGTTTAATTTTGGATATGAAAGCTGGTTAATTATGTTTGATGAATGGTTTTTGTTGATTTGGTTTATATTTATGACAATTTGGCTGTTTGATGAATAATGCCAAAAGGCAAATAGCTTGAACTATTTACCTTTTTTTGGTGGTGTTGGGCTTGATGGCTTATTAAGTTTCAACTTCTAATTTTTCGTGTTCATTCATAGATAATCCTTAAAATAATATTTATATTTAAGTCCTTGTACGATTTTATTATTTCCATAGCAATAATATCAAATGAGGGCTTAACCGTGAATATTTAGATTTAACAAAACAGCCAAGAATAAATATCTATAAAAGTTTTAATAAATTGTTGATCAATAAAAACTCAGTTTTATTGTGGTGGTGTTGGCTGTTTTGTTAAGTCTATAAAATGACTACTTTAAACAAAGGAAAAAATATGGAGAAAGATATAACTATTCAACCAGCAGATGTTGAAGTTTTTATAGATGCTTTTAAAAGCATTGGTGGTGGTAATCTAGCTTTACAAGTTGCACAAAACTTGCAAAAAGCTGTTAAGAACACTTATATAAATGAGAAAAAATCAAGTATTTCTATAAACATTGATATCATAAAAACAAATGATGAAATGATAAGTCTAAGTGGTTCAACAAAAGCAAATTTACCAGTTCAGCGAATATCTGGTGCATTTTTTGTAAATCAGCAAACATTCTTGCCTTCAAGAAATAGACCTGATCAAATGCTTATGAATTTTAAATAAAAAGGAAATTATATGTTAAAAGAGTTTTTTAATGCATTTAAAGGCGATTTGAAGCCTGTTGCAGTTTTGCTAGATGGAAGAGAAGTTGCTCATAAAGATTATTCAATCGTAGAAGAAAATAGAGGTTTAAACTTTAAACACGATATCGCTAGGCATGTGATAAATCAATCTATTTTAAATAAAGATGATTTTATAAACTTTGTAAATGAGTATAAAACAGATGCTACAAAGATTTTTTATACACAGCAAAGTGTAAAAGCGGTATTTAACTACTCTACACCAGCACAAGCTGATTTTGGAGATAGTGTTTGTGTTATGCAACTACAAGAAACAACTAACTTTAGAGAATTTATGGCTTGCTTAGATCAAGATTTGAGCCAAAAGGATTTGATAAGAATACTAAAAAGACTTGAAAGCTCTATCATAGGTTTCAATGGTAAAGAAGCTGATGATATGGATATTATAGAGATAGCTGAAAACTTACAAGCAAGTAAAAATATCCAAAGCATACAAAGAAACACAGTCCAGGGCTTTATGCTAGATGCAGAAGTAAAAGCAGGAAATACAAACTATTCAATCCCTAGGTTTATAAATTTCTCACTACCTGTATTTAAAAACAATCTTGAAATGATGGTTAATTTTGATTGTGAACTGTTTTTAGAAGCTAAAGATGGTAGTGGATTTGTAGCAAATTTAGTTTGCTATAAACTTGATGAAACTATTGAAAGTGCAGTTAAACAGCTTACAAAAGATGTTTGTGAAAAATGTAATGATGTACAAAGCTTTATGATTTAAATTTCCCGCGGGAAATTTGGGTGCAAAGTGGTAAGCCCAGTTCTTATGATTTTGGCTATTCATATTTGAAAAATTAGTTTAACAAAGCTTAATTTACCACAAAATCTATCAGCAAGGATTTTTCTGTAAATTAAATAATATTGAGTTTGAACCTCTCAATTTATTTATAAGATTTCCTACAAAATATAGCCCTAATTTTTAGGGCTTTAAAGACTCAAATAAGAACAAAAAGCTTCCCTCCTATTCTATCCCTTTTTGTTCTTACTTGAGTTTTTATACTTGTTTATACATATCTTTAGATAAAATATTAAGTATATTTTTAAAAATTAAAAAGGAGAAAGAATGGCTGAAGAAAGTAAAAAATTACAAATAACTTTCAATGGCGAAATGCTAGTTATCATGGAAGAAAATGCAAAATCACTAGGAATGACACTAAATCAATATATTATATATTGTGTATCGTTAGATATTGACAAAAGAACTTGTAATAAATCCAACTAGATTCCATAAAGAATATAATAATACTATTTTAACAAATTAAAAAAAAGGAATAGAATGAAAGCAACATTAATTAATGAACATACAAAGCCTGAACTAATAAACGATATAATCAAATCAATACGGGATGATACTAAAAAATATGTACAATTATGTATTGAAATGAATGAATCAAATCCAATATTCTCAAATAATCCTTTTTTATTTCCTCCAAAAATAAAAAATTTATCTGAAAATAATATTTTAGAAGTTATAAATAATGATGAAATTATCTACAAAATATCAGAAATAGCACTTTGCAGTTTTTTTAATGAAGATAAAAAGAATCTAATATGTCAAGAGATATTAAAACATTTATCAGACAATACAGATATCATAAAAAAAACTTGTAAAGAGCTGGAATTAACTCAAAAAGAGTTGGCTGAAAAATTAGGAGCTTCAGAAGGTACAGTTAGAAACTGGTCATCTTCAAATGAATTGCCACAATGGGCTTTAAATTTTATTGAAACTATACTTGAACACAAAAAAGACAAGGAGATTGCTACTAAATTCAAAGAACTGCTAAACTTAGTCAAATAGTATCCGCCTAAATTTTAGGCGGATCAATTCACTACAAATTACATATATTTAAATAAATTTCATTCTAAATTATAAATTACTTGACAAATTAAATTATAAATGATAATATTCTCTTAATTATTTCATTCTAAATTACATTAAGGAGTAAAAATGTCATTAATCATTTTTGAAGATGTTGAAATTGAGATTATTGAAAATAGTAAATTTGTTTTTACACAAACTACAAATGAAGTTGCTAAAGCATATTTTGGAGAACCTAAAACCGTTCAACAAGCTGAACTGTTTGCTAAACAAATAAGACAAACTAGACTTAACAATAAACAAGAATTTATAGAGAATAAACATTTTTTCTATACTTATGATAATAAAAACAGAAAAACTATAATTTGGACAAAAAATGGAATAGTTAGATTAGGATTTTTTATAAAATCTGAAAGAGCTAAAAAATTTAGAGATTGGGCTGAAGATTATATAGTAAATCAAAATCAATCATCAAACCATGATTTACAAAAAATCTTAAATCAAATCGAAAAGCAAAATCAAGAAATCCGAAATCTAAAAAAACAACTAGCAACAAAAGATGAAAAAGAATATCGATTTAAAAATTACTACGATAAAGACTTTGTATTTAGAGAGTGGCAAAATGAATATGCTTTTCTAAGAAAAGACTGGATGCAACTCTTAAATGAATGCGAAAGAACACTTTTTGCTGAACGGCAAAATAGAAACTATACAAGACAATTATCTTACCAAAAGGAATAAAAATGATTATTACAGTAGCACATACAAAAGGTGGAGTTGGAAAATCAACTCTTGCTTGGAATTTGGCACACTCACTTTTAGAGAAAAATGAAAAAGTTACAATCGTAGATTTAGATTTTCAACAAACACTATTTTTTATAAATTCTCTAAATGAAAATCCAAAACTAGAAGTCCTACAACCTCAAGATGCAAGTGAACTTTTAGAAATATTTGAAAACTATCAAGGATATTTGATAGTTGATGTTGGTGGATTTGATAGTGATATAAACAGAATTGCTATGAATAAAGCAAATAAGATTTTAGTTCCAATAAGTGAAAGTGTGACAGAAATAATAGGATTTAGAACTTTTGAAGCAATAATAGATGAAGTTGAAACAAGCTCTATAACTATGATTTTAAACAATATTCATCCACTTCAAAAGGATTTTACAAGTGTTGAAAATGCTATACAAAACAACAATAGTAAGTTGCTAAAAACTATAATAAGACAAAGAAAAACATATAAAACTGTTTTAGCAGATGGTAAATCTGTTTTTGAATCAAAAGATATAAAAGCAATTGAAGAGATAAGAGGATTAAGAGATGAGCTTATCAAATAGAGAGATTAAATTTAGGTTTTATTGTGAAGATAGTGACACACTAAGCAAAGCATTTACTATTGAAGAGTTGGCAAATAGTATGTACGATTGGCATAGCGATATTCATAAAATTGTTAAAAATCAATACACTGGATTAAAAGATAAAAACGGAGTAGAGATTTATGAGGGCGATATTGTAAAATTTATACCTTCTGGTGAATATGGAAAGGTTACTACTTTTGGAAAATCTCAAAATCTAGGGATTGAATGGGAAAATTCAAAAACTGCTTTTTTTACTCCAATGTTTTACTTAGGTTGTGAATCTGAATTAGAGATTATTGGCAACATCTACGAAAACCCAGAATTGTTAAAGGGCGAAGTATCAGTAAACAAATTCAATATTTACCAATATGATGAGTTCACTCCTCCATTTAAAATAGCTAGTTTTGATAATTTAAATGCAGCAAAAGAAGAATTAGAAAAAATTCAAGACAATTCAATAAAACATGATGCATATACTTGTTTTTGTATAAAAGAGGAAGCAAATGAACCTATCAAAAATAGCTGATATAACAGCTGGTAAAACTAAAACAAGTGGAATAAGTCCATTTAGTGAGCTTGAACTATCTAAAGTTTATCCAAACCAAAACCAACCACGAAAAGCTTTTGAAGATATTGAAAGCTTAGCATCTACTATAAAAGAACACGGACTTTTACAGCCCATAACTGTTGTAAAAAAAGATGGTGGATATATGATAGTAAGTGGGGAGCGAAGATATAAAGCTCACTTACATAATGAAGCAAAAACTATAAAAGCATATATTTTAAATGTAGCAGATGAAAAAGTAGAAGAACTAACTTTGATTGAGAATATTCAAAGAAATGATTTAACAGATTTTGAAACAGCAAAACATATAGTAAGACTTTGGGAATCTGGAAGATATGATAAAAAATCTGATCTAGCAAAAAAACTTGGAAAATCTGATAGCTATATTTCAAAAGCTTTTAGCTCTTTAAAACTCAATGATGAGATTTTGGAAGACATAGAACAAAATAAAAAAGATATTCCACTATCCGTGATGGATGAAATTTCAAGACTAAAAGATATTGAAATTCAAAAAGAAGTTTATGAAAAATATAGTGATGGTGAGATTACCAGGGATGAGATAAAAGAGTTTAAAGAGCCAAAGAGTGAGATTAAAAATAAAATTGAAGCACATAATGAGAAATTTATTAAAGATTTTTCTGAAACCCTTAAAGATTTAGTTAATAAACCAATTACTTCTAATGAAGATTTTCCCGTGGGAAATTTAGAAGCAACTTTTAAAGTTGATGATTTAGTTCAGGATAAAACTGAAATTTTAGAAGCAAAAAACTTTAAAGAAAATTTCCCGTGGGGAAAAAATTATAATGAAGAACTTATTGATGCAAATAAATTGGAAAATCAATTTACTCAACTTATTGAAGAAGGTTATAGAAGTCCACATCCAAAAATAAAATTGAACAATAGTTATGAAATAATGATTTATAGATTACTTTTACAAAAAAGTTCTAAAGAGGTTGATAACAAGTTCAATAAAATTAATACATGGTTAAATAAAGATGATGGACGAATTCAAGATTCATCAAAAGGAAAATTATTATTGTCAGATGGATGTTGTACAAGTTTGGATAATAGATATGATGAAATCATTTTTGATTTATTAAAAGAAAATCTTGAGTTAAAGAAAGAGCTTCATAATATAAAAGAAAATCAAACTGTTCAAGATAATTCTATTTTAGAAGATAATGTTAAAGAACTCCTTACTAAAGGGATATCAATAATAAACATAAATAAAATAAGTAATGTTTTTAGAACAGATGATGGTAAATCTATAATTCTTAATATTAAGCAATCTATAAAATATTTTAGAAATTGTAAACAAAAAGAGTTCAGCATATCTTTTATTTTTGAAAGTGCAAAAAAAATCTTTATAGATGAAGTTTTAGGGAAATTAGACGATTATGTTTTAAATGAAGATGAAAAAATCTTATTTAATAACAAAATAGAAATTATAAAAATTATTGAAGTATGTGAAAGTAGCATTTATGTTGAATATGACAATTCTGATTCTGAAACAATATCTTATTCAAAAGCTAAAGAGCTGATAAAAAAAACAACTCAAAGATCTATTCCATATACAATATCTGCAAAAACAGAAAAAGCATATGATTTTATAAACAAGATGCCAAATAGAACTCAAGAAAATAGTAACTTAATTTTAAAAGGAAAATAATATGAATTTTGGTCAAAAACTAAAGCTAAAAAAAGATTGGGAATATAATGACATTGTTACTTTTGATAAAGCTTTTGAGTTTTTTTCTTTAGATAAGGTTCAAAGATGAATAGGATAAAAGTTGGTCAAACTTGGATAGATGGAACAGGACATGAAATAGATATTGTGAAATTAGACAATCCTGGTATATATCCAATAGTTGGCTATGATAAAAAACTAAAAATATCTATCTCTTATCTTTTAAATGGTAAGTGGAGCGATAATGGATATAAAAAAGAGTTTGATTTAAAGGAGAAAAAAATATGAGTGCAGCAATAGACTTTGGTGTCTTAGAGCTTATTCCTGAAATAGCAAAGAAAATGCAAGAACTAGAAACTGAAATAATTGCACTAAGACAACAAATCAAACCAAAATATAATTTGACAAAACGATCTGGTGTAAAATCTTATTTAGATATATCTGAAAGCACTATTTCTAAATATATTAGAGAGGGTATTTTTACAGAGGGTTATCACTACCATAGAGAGTTAAAGCAAAAAAAATCTATAATCATATTTGTAAGCGGTGCTATTGAAGAGTTCAAAAAGGAAAAAATGAAATGAAACTTTACAATAGAAACGGAATATTGTACATCTATCTAAATGGTGTTAGAAAAAGTAGTGGACTAAAAGATACAAAAGAAAACCGTAAACTACTTGAAAATCATCATAAAAGAGATGAGTTCTATATAAAATTTGATGTCAAAACAAAAGGCAAAACAGTTATTGAGTTTTGTGAAGAAGTCTTAAGGGAGAAAGACAAAAGACTTCAACCAACAACTATGCTTAACTACTATAGTCAACTTAGAAAAAATATTGTACCATTTTTTGATAAAAAATATCCACAAGAAATAACTCCTTATGTGCTAAAGAACTGGTATTCTACTTTTACAGACAAAAGCACTTTAAACACTTGTGTTAATGCTATTTTAAAACCAGCTTTTGAACTTGCAGTTATAGAAGAATATATTAAAACTAGCCCTTTTATTGTCAGCTTCCCTACTTTAAAAAGTAATTATGAAATAAACCCTTTTAATATAGATGAAATAAAACTGATTTTAAATAATAGTAAAGGAGTTTTTAGAAATATTTTAGGAGTATCTTTTTTTACAGGTATGAGAACAGGAGAAGTTCTTGCTCTTAAGTGGGAAGATATAGATTTTATAAATAAAAGAATAGATATTACTAAAACAAGAACAATGGGCTTATCTAAAAAGCCAAAAACAAAAAGTAGCATAAGAAACATTGATATGATACAACAATGTGAATATTTCTTAAGAGAGCAAAGAAAATTAACAGGACTTAGAGAAAATATATTTCTGGACTCAAATGATAAGCTTTTTTATGGATCTGTTAATCTTAATTATAGATGGGCAGATTTATTAAAAAAATTAGATTTTGAACATAGAGGAATATATCAAACTAGGCATAGCTTTGCCTCAAATATGTTAAGCAATAAAGAAAATCCTTTATGGGTTTCTCAAATGCTAGGTCATAAAAGTCTAACAACTACACTTGATATATATACTAAATATATAAGAAGAGAAGATAAAAGAGCAAAAACTACTTTTCTAGATGATATAAATATATCATTTTGTACAAATGTAGCACAGCACACTTTATAA